GCACCGTTCATTTACATTCCAGGAATTTTCGCAACGCTATGCAGATTCATCTCTGCTAGGTTTTGATAAGATTCCTCTTCCAGAACTTCGTAGTCAGGATACCAAGAATCGTCAGAATTCTATTGATGATGTTGATCCTTTTAAGAAGCAAAAGTATGAAATCTTGATGCAACACCACTTCCAGCAAGGGATGGATCTGTATCAGCAGATGCTAGATGACAATATTGCAAAGGAATGTGCCAGAAATGTGCTTCCTTTATGCGTACCAACCAAAATGTACATGACGGGCAATCTCAGAAATTGGATCCATTATATTTCTCTGAGATCTGCTAACGGTACTCAGAAAGAGCACATGGATATTGCAAAGGCGATCAAAAAGATCTTTATCTGTGAGTTTCCTACAATTTCTCGTGCCATGGAATGGTGTGATGAGGAATGTGATTGTCCTCACGATTACGATGGCATAGATCAACCTTGTATTATGATACTATGAAATTTTTTACCGAAGAAGACTTTCAGGTAAGTGATGATGTCTCCGTTGAAGTTTGTGACTTTGACGGGGAATATTTTATTTTTGTTGATAATTACTACAAGTATCCTGATCGTGTGAGAGATTATGTTGCCCAGAGTGGTATTAAAAGTAATCGCAATCAAGCACAGCAATTAGACAAGTCTATTGGAGACGAGTATATAAACGGCAAGAATTTTTATGATGGTAAGTTCTATGCGGAACGTTGCTCTGAACCTAAGCAAGTAGAGATTAATCTATACGAGTACATGGCAAGAATTCTTGACGTGCAGATAGATGGGATTCGTATGTTCTCTTGGAGAATATTCAATCAGTTTATGGAAGTAGATATCAGCAAAGAGGACCCATATTTTTGGCCCCATACTGACAAATGTTATAATTGTATGGTATACTTAAATCCCCACAATAATATGGGTGCAGGTACGACATTCTATGAGAAGATCAGCGATGCTCCTCTCGGTTCTGAACACGTTGATACCTGGAGAAACGACTCTGAATATAAGGAGTTGTATACTGTGCTAGATAGTTACAACACAATGGTTGTGTTTCCTGGTCATATATACCATGGACAAAGACCTATTTCTGGGGTCCACAAAGATGACATGAGGGTCACCAGTATTAATTTCTTTGGTGAAAAAGTTAAACGTATCCTAACTCCACAATAATGCCTACCTATCCTGTAAAAAATTTGAAGACTGGCGAGACTAAAGAACTCCTTATGTCCTGCAAAGAATATATGTCTTGGAAGGATGAAAATCCTGACTGGGACAAAGACTGGTCACAAGGCATTGCAGGAACTACTTACGGTGTCCCTAAACTTGATAATGGGTTTAAGGAGGTAATGTCTAAAGTGCAGAAAGCACACCCACGCTCTAACTTATCTCGGTTTACTTGATATGCCAATCTACAAGTTTGAAGATACTAAGACTGGTGAGGTAGAAGAAAAGTTTTTATCTCTTGCTGGTCGTGAAAAGTATTTGGAGGAAAACCCTCATATTAAGCAACTAGTAAACTGGAGAGGTGTAGACATCACTGCATCAAACCAAGAAGATAAGAAAATGGCAGATGTTGCCATACAGCATTATAAAGTAGGAGGAGTAATTCAAAATGGATTGAAACCCTACTTACCTGACAGCGCGAGGGAATTCTAATGGCAAGAGCAAGATCAAAATCTAGATCCCAAAAATATGGTGATCAGTTTAATGACCCATCTTCAGGAATGTCTAAAAAACAAATGAAGCGTAAAAAACCAATTGACGGAGGATACCTTCGTAATATTGAACCGATGACTGATAATCAGGAATCGGTATTTGCTTCATATGCCGAAGGTAAAAATTGTGTACTTCATGGGTGTGCAGGTACTGGTAAAACTTTTATTGTACTGTATAATGCACTTAAGGAAGTCCTTGATGAGGATTCTCCTTATGAGAAGATCTATATTGTTAGATCTCTTGTACCTACCAGGGAGATTGGATTCTTGCCTGGAACCCATGAAGATAAGTCTATGCTCTACCAGGTTCCATATAAGAACATGGTAAAGTATATGTTTAAGATGCCAGATGACAACAGCTTTGATATGCTGTATGATAATCTTAAATCTCAAGAAACTATTTCTTTCTGGTCAACTTCATTCATTCGTGGTGTTACTATGGATGACTGTATTGTAATTGTTGATGAATTTTCAAACTTGAATTTTCATGAACTTGATAGTATGATCACTCGTGTGGGAGATAATTGTAAAATTATGTTCTGTGGTGATGTTACTCAGACAGATTTGGTTAAAGAGAATGAGCGTAATGGTATCCTAGATTTCATGCGTATTCTTCAACAAATGCCAGAGTTTGATATTACGGAGTTTGGTGTTGAAGATATTGTTAGATCTGGTCTAGTACGTTCCTACCTAATGAATAAATTAAATCTTGGTTATTGATGTCCATTTATACTGAAAGTTCTGATTTAGAACAAAAAACACATAATCTCTTTCCAACTCCTTTAACCTATAAAAATGTTGGACTTGATATTGTATCTGAGGCGTTAGTTCGTACAACTCAGAAAGAGTATCATAGATCAATGGAGTTTAGTAATGTAGGTGGGTATCAATCTGCACCTACCGTAAAGGGTGAGGCATGGCAACCCTTGTTTATAGTTGCAAAAAGTCTCTTGAAGGAACACTTGAAGGACTCTAATGCTAAAATAGAGGAATGGAATATTCAAGGTGCTGGATTGTGGATGAATGTTAATGGCCGCGGCCACTACAATAAACCACACAATCATGGAGGTACACACTTTAGTGGTATCTACTATGTTAAAGTACCTCCTAAGTCTGGTGCTCTATACTTTATGAGACCTGGACCACATAATCCGATCATTGAAGAGCATTGCAAACTTGCTGAGTATGGTCCTCTAATTGAGGTTATGCCTAGAGACGGAGATATGTTTATATTTCCATCTGAACTATATCATGGGGTATATCCAAACTATTCTCGTGAAGATCGCATCTCAATTGCGTTCAATCTAAATATTGTAGGCTATCAGTACTGATGTTTAATTTTGTTGATGTTACTTATGATAGTCTGGAAGAACCTACAGTAGTTCAAGAAAACGGAAAACGTTTTTATAAATTTCCTAATGTAGATAGACCATATCCATCAGTAACAACTGTCACTGGCATTCGCTCTCGTAAATCTATTGCTGATTGGAGACGCCGAGTTGGTGAAGATGAAGCAAATCGCATTTCTGCTAGAGCTTGCAAGCGAGGAAACAGTTTTCATGCTATACTAGAGGACCACATCCGTGGCACACTAAACGAGGAAAAGTATGAACGAGACCCTCTTGCACTCAACATGTACAAAATGGCTCGTAAGACTCTTGCTCGGGTGGATAACATTCACGCTCTTGAAACCCCTCTTTACAGTCACGTTCTCGCTCTCGCTGGTCGCGTTGATTGCATTGCTGAATTTGATAACGAATTAGCAGTAATTGACTTTAAAACCTCAACTAAAGAGAAGAATGAGTCTTACATTGAAAACTATTTCGTACAAGAGTCCGCTTACGCCGCTATGTTCTATGAACGTTCAGGTATTAAGGTAAAGAAAATTGTCACACTTATCGCCACTGAAGAAGGATCTATTCAAGTATTTCAGAAGTACAATCTTAATGACTATTTACAATTACTTAAATCTTACCAAGAAGAATTCTATGCCACCCAAGACTAAGGGTGATAAACCCTTCATGACTCCGACAAAATTTTCGGAGCGTATTGAGGCTTTAGTTAAAGACTCTCATGGAGAGATCAACTACATTGAAGCAATTGTATGTTTCTGTGAAGATAACGAGATTGAGATTGAGTCTGTCCCCAAACTACTATCAAAACCACTGAAGGAAAAGTTGAGAAATGATGCTCAACAACTTAATTACATGAAGCGTAGCAGTAGAGGTATCTTGCCCCTGTGACAGGATTTGAATGCTATAAAATGTATCTCGCTGTGAGATCACATTTTACTAGATTAGATTATGATTTTTTCAGATTCAATGGCAAAACAAGAGCATCTGAATCTGCTTTCAATAAACGTAAAGACATCTACACGTTTAAGAAACTAGCAACAAAGAAAGATAGTAACGAACTTTTATATTACTTTGTATCCAACTTTATTATGGGTGCAGACTATATCCGTCAGTTCAAAGAAAGTAATTATTCCCAATGGAAGACCAAACAAGAGTCTTTCACGTACAAATTTAAACAAGATATTGACACACTGCTCAATGAGATTGAGCAACCATATGAAAAAAGTTTTGATACTTTATTTCATGCTGAATCTGGTAAGCATCCCATATTAATTAAGGGGTACTACGGAAACGAGATTAGTTTAGAAACACTGGTTGTATTGAACTATTGCCTAGGATTTGTAGACAATTTCAATAAGGTGTTAACTGATCCTATATGGCAAGATACTAGTATGCGTATAGTTAAGTACGCACCCTTTCTTAACATTGACTGTAAGAAATATAAGAAAGTAGTTTTAGAAACAATGAATAGAAAATTATGACTGAAGAAGGATTTTTTCACTCTGATAACGTACAAGAAGAAATCAGTGGTATTTTTAAAACATATCAGAAACTTGCTCACATGCAGAATAAACTATCTGGCATGAATAAAGAGCAACGTCTAGAACATATAGAAAATACTAAGTCTTTGATAGAAAAGCAAAAATTGTTCTATACTAGACTTGCTCTTGCTGCTATGGAAGACACTGAGGCATCAGACCTTAAGACACGTATTAATCTAATGTCCCAGGCATTTGGTTATCGTGATCTAGGAGATTGCTTTGACCAAATGATCCAACACCTCAACAACGCCAGAGATAGAATTACATGAACTCACCTGAAAATGCACAGCCTGCCGTAGTTGGAAATACTATCTTTCCATTCGGTCCTGGTATTCATGCGGCATTTATTTCCGAAGAAGACCGCAACATCATCTTAGAACATGCAAATTCTAAGCAACGTGATGATGCTAGTATGGGACTGGTGGGTAACATTGAAAGAGAAGTATGGTGTAGTGAAGAATTTTCACAAACTGTATTGACACCAATGCTCGCTCCTTTTGTGCAGAGATATCTAAATGAATTGAGTGCTGCGGGGCGTATTGGACCTTCTACCCCTATTGCATATAACGCTGCTCGCGTTAACCAGGGATCTGATGGTGATGGTGCCGAGATCCATACCGAGTTGCGTCTAGTGAATGCTTGGGTGAATTTCACGTCCCCTGGTCCAGATTTTAATCCGCCACACATCCACAACTGTGATCTGAGTTCCATACTATACTTAGATGTACCAACGGAGATGAGCACTATTTTCCCAGAGTCGGAAACTCCATGGAGAAACAACGGCAAGACCACCTTCTTGTCGGGATCCCCACAACCATTCGCTATCAATGAGTTTGTTGTTGGTGATCCTAGTCCTGGACGTTTCCTGATCTTCCCAGCAAACTTGACACATTGGGTCATGCCGTACTACAATAAGCAAGGTGAGAAACGAATCACTCTGTCTGCCAACTTCATGTTGGACCAGAATGTTACGAGTCCTCCCTGGCAACGCAAGTATGACTGGGAAGCACCATTGCCTAAATAGAACGCTACGTCTATACAGTAGCAATAAACCAAATACAAACATTCTAAATGTCATTTTCTAATCTAAA